AATGAGATAGGTTTAAATTTAATCAAAACATTTGAAGGATTCCGTTCTGAGCCGTACTTCTGCTCCGCGATGGTTCCCACCATTGGATATGGTAGTACTTGGAGCTTTGATGGCAGTCGTGTTACCTTACACCACTCCCCGATTACTAAAGATGAGGCCGAAATCTTACTTTTACGAGAAATCCGTAATAGCGAGAAAGCGGTGGATCGTCTTATCAAAGTCGAATTAAATGAGAATGAACATTCTGCGTTGCAGAGCTTTGTTTATAATCTGGGGTCTGGGAGATTGCAGTCAAGTACACTGAGAAGGAAAATTAACAGGGGAGATTTTGAGGGGGCAGCTGATGAGTTCCCCAAATGGCGTAGGGCTGGCGGCAAAATCCTCAAAGGGCTAGTGTTGAGGAGAGCGGCTGAAAGGAAATTATTTTTATCGTGAAATATTTTGTAACATTATTTGTCTTATTATTTCCAAGCTATTTACATAGCGAACAACCGCGTTTTCAAAAGAAACTATTACCTATGTTTTGTATGCCGCTAAAGGCGTTTCAAGAAGGTCAAGAACAAGTGGGTGAAGAGCAATATGTTTTTGGGGTTTTAAAAAATAATCCGCATTTACTTTTTGAAATTTATAAAAATAAAAATTTAGACAACCCAACATTTTCAGCAACCCTTCGCCAAGGGAACGAGATTTGTGTCCTCATTGCTGGCACAGAAATTTTACCTGTTTGGTGGTTTGAAGAAAAATGTCTTTGAATTTAGAAGAGCATTGTCCGTGGTGCGGGGAGTGGACACGCTATGTAATAGTAAGATCCCATTACGAATGTCCTCGCTGTAAGCGTCCTGTCCTGGATTGTTGTGATGGTGAGCAAAATGTTTCACATGAAACAAATAACGATTAATTTTTTTTATTTAAAATCATGCTATAATTATTAATGTTTTTTAAATTTGTCTCATCTGTTTTTAAAATAGGTTTGTTGTATTTAAACTTTTTATAATCACAGTGATGATGCCACCTGTTAAATTTCCAAGCAACTCGACAGATATCTGGGTGCATATCTTCAATCATTTGTGATTTTTCTTTTGTTCCATTTACATAAATTGTTGTAGTATTCCCGCCTTTCATTTTCATTGTACTCATTTTCCCTTGCAAAAAAACATTTGTTAATAAGGTGCAATATCCCATTTTTAAAGCTCTAATGCAAAGATCAGTGTCTTCATTATATCTGCCACGCCAACGTAAAGGCAATTTGTTGTTAATTAATAAACAACTATAAACTCTTGTATTAAATTGTATTGGTGGTCTAAATTCGTGCCAATGTAAAAAATTAGCATAATTAAACCCACTAATAAAAATATTTGTATATCGTAAAATAAAATCTTCAAGAATATAAAATGGATCACCAGAAAAACACTGTATTTTTTTATTATTGTTAAATCTTACAAAAGATTCAATGTTATCATCTAACACCCAATGGTAATCAAATCCTTGTTTAATTGAGTGATCCCACGCAAAATTTCTTGCTGGTCCACTTCCTGTTTGTAAATCTTTGTCATTCCAAAATGTGTCATATTCTTTTTTATATTCATCAGGTAAAATTAATAAATTTTTTTCATTAATAATTTTTTTGTATAAATTATATTCGTTTTTTTCAACAATTACTTTATATTTAACATTCATTTTATTTAAAATTTTAGAAGTAGGATTTTTTTTATATCTACCCTTACTGATAATGTAGATAGGAAATCTTGGATGTTTGTTGCCAGAGTAAAAATAGTTAGATGTTTTTTCAATTAGCGGATACCACGACTGTTTTTCTGTTTCACTCTGATTTCCATCAATAAACTTTTCACCATTGTAAATATATTTTTTTACTTTTTCTTTAAAATCTTCATAGTCATCTTTGCAACGAAATTTGAATTTGCAGGTTATTTCTGCTCCATCAATTTCAGAATTATTATACTCAGGCATATTTGTATAATGTTGTTCCCAATCTTTTAATAACTCATCTTTTTTAAATAAAAATATTTGTTCTGGAGATTTAAGTTTTTTATTCATAATTTTTTACAATATTTGATTTAAGCCATAATCGGGGTCTATTGTTCCATAAAGTTGTTTTGACGGATACATAATCAAGATTTCTTAGAACTTTATTAAATTTTCTACTCGCTAAACCTTGGTCATAAATTTCTGTAGATAAATTATTTTGTTGTTTATATTTAATAAAATGACCTACTGATTTGGTATTAAATGAATTGGCTAAAAACAAACATTTTGGTTCTAAGGTTTCAATTATTTTTTTTATATGATCTGTAGGGTTTTCGATGTGTTCAAAATATTCAGAGGCAAATATTAAATCTATTTTTTTATTTATATTTTGCACGTTATCTGTTACTTGAAATTTGTATGTTTTTCCCATTTCACAACAAAAATTATATTGTTTTGTTGTTGGCAAATTTGTTCCATAAACATCAAAAACAGGAAACATTTGTTTTAACATTGCTGTTGAGTATCCAATTCCACACCCTAAATCTACAATAGATTTTATATTTTGTTTTAAAAATTCAAATATTTTTTTGTCTTTTTGAATTGATAAAACATATTGCCTGCTATATAAATTCCAACAAGCCCAAAGGTCTGTGAAATAATATTGATCGTCATAAATTGTATAATCAAATGTGTTATACCATTTGTCTTCAAGTTGTTTAACATAATGCGGAATTTTTATTTTTTTTTGATAATAAAAAATTGCCTGTTTTATTAATTTTTTAGATTTCTCAATATTAATTTTATGCAAAGAATTATAATCTTCTAAAAATTCTGTAAGTAATTCTTTTGGCTTTAATTCTAACAAAAGTTTTTTATTCATTATTTCCCCATTTTTCAATAAACTCTTTTTTACTGTTTATTCCTAGATAAGAAAAAGTTTTACATTGCCAACCTATGTCTATATCTTCCAATAGCTGACTAAACACAAATTCTCTCAGTTCTTCATGAGACATATTATCAACATAATTGTCGACAGCCCTCTCTAATTTAGTTGTTGCCATTATTCACCTCAACTTCCCCTTCGCCACCACAAACATGGCACTCAATTGATTGGCAACTAGGGTCATTGGGGTGTCGATCCGCCAACACCCCTTCCCCTTCACATTCTTGACAAGGAATTACAATGTTCATCCTCTGCTTGTTTCGGAGTTTAAGCATGAGCTTTTCCTTTATTACCACCCTCTGTTTCAGCTACAACTTCATCCTTGCATCCCCAAGGTGACTTGATCAGGCTAACCTTGATAACTTTGCCAACACGTCTTTCAACATAGCCGTTTTGATATTCTCCAACCTTAACCCAACCGCCTTTTTCCACTTTTTCCCATTCAATTCGATGGTCTTTAATCTTTCCCTTTTTCTTGCCTTTTACATAAACAGGAAGCTCTGCCACCACTTCGGGAAAAACTCTCGAAGCGTAAGATTCTCCGAACTCAGTCCAAAGCCAAGCAGTTTTGGTTTTAATGTGTGCGTAATTCATGTCACTCTCCTTGCTTATAAATTTTATAGGCTTTGACAACATTTGTTGTTTCGTGACAAAAATTTACTTTTTCAAATTCCTTGTCCATCCAATCAATTAACCAATCGAATGATTTGTTATAATGGTCTTTAGCTCTGTTTTTTAAAATATTAATTGCAGTATTTTTTTTCATAACTCTCTCTCCATTTGTTATACAACCATTATAAACATTTTGTTACGTAGTGTAAAGGGTTAATTTTGGTGAGTGCGGAACTGTTTCCAGTTCTGCTAGGGAATCTGGAGAGAGAACCTAGACTCGCACTCTAATAACATCCGATTTTTTATTTGTTTTTTTATTATCATTTGCATATGCGTATTCTTTAGATATAAACCCTCGTCCATTTACTAGGGTAGCTTGTATTGCTATTTGTTTGCCTGACGATAAGGTACGAATAAAACCTCTTCTCCAATGCTGTCTAGGTGAAGCTCTTTTCATGCCAGCCCCTACAATATTACCACTGGATGATATGCCACCAAACGTCACAACATTATGTGAGTACAGCGGAGTTTTGCCTTTCTTTATTCTTTTTTTATTTAATTTTTCTGGGGGCAAAATTGTGCGAGTATCAACTCCTTTTGCATTAACAATCGCCTGTATTGCACCCATCATATTTACATAAGATTGTCCCAAAGATTGTTCTAACTCTTCGTCAAGAGGATCAAACTCTTGCGAGTTTTCCTTATGCGGATCGTGAATAGCTTTATAACTAACTCGCTGTTTTTCAGAGGTCATAACTGTGACCATGCCTCCGACATTTTCAATAACCTTTTTATTAAATCCTAAAACATGAATATACCATTTGCTTGAGTATTCCTCATCAATAGATACTTTATCATATTCTTGTTCAGAAAAATCTTTGTGCAGAATTTTAGCAGTCTTTAATGCGGTTTCCGTTCCCCGCATTTCAGCTATAGATTTAGCGGAGTTGCGAATGATTACTGCATATTTGCCTTTTCCCCACCCTCTAAAAGTATCTCCTGCACTTGGATCAGATGTCAGTTCTATTTCCACATAGGTATAAGGATAAGGCATTGCAACTAAATTAGCTTTTAGTTGGTCAAAGCCAGTCATTGCTAATACATCAAAGTCTTTTGCTGTATGTTGCCCTAAATCAAACTTGCCTGATAAGTCAATAACTTGGGCTAAATGAGATTTTACCTTAACCACATTTTTATCACCTACAAAAGAACCACCAGAAACATCATGGGCATTAAAATAATCTATAACTTTATGAGCCTTTAGCATTTTTCCTATACCTTCGACCTGTTCCGCCCAATCGAACATTATTAATTATGTTTGGCGTTCTTTTTTTTCTTTTCCATTTTCGCCAGAACCAATACGTTAAAAAATCAATCATCGCAAATTCATCTCCGCTCTTTTTGTCGATTCTAAAGTTCTCCAAGACTCAAATCTCATTTGAATCGCTTCCCACTCAGCCTTAACAATATTAGCATTTGTTCGAGCTTTAACCATTTTTTCAATATGATCTTTATATTTAATATGCCGTCTCGCAAAATGTTCTGCTTTGGCAACGCTAGATTCATTTGATTGATTGACAAGCTCTGATAGTAAAACTTTTTCAAATTTCTCTAACATTCGCGCTTCCCCATCTAACTGAGCAAATTTTAACGCTGTTTTTGAAGCGTTATCTAATGCAGAATTTATATCAATCATTTTGACCTCTTGTAAAAATCGTCTTGTTGTGAAATCCAGATTGCAACAATTCCCCTCGCTAATTCTTTATTGACTTTAAACATTTTAGAAACAAGGGCTGGAGCTTCCCACATATTCGCGTCAGCTTTTTCATGCAAAGCATCTAAATAAGCAAATATTTCATCTTTCATAATGCACCTCTTTAAAAAGGGATTTGGTCGTCTAATTCAGCCGTAGAAGCGTGTGAAGAAGTTTCAGAGGGTGCTACTGCCTCAGAGGTAACAGATGCGCTTTGTGGGCTGTTATTTCGGCTATCTAGCATTTGCAAAACTGAATTAAACCCTAAAATTATTTCAGTTATATATTTATCTACGCCATCGTTTCCAGTCCATTTTCTAGTTTGGACTTTGCCTTCTAGATATATCTTGGAACCCTTCTTCAAATATTTTTCAGCAATATTAGATAAATGGTCATTAAAAATAACAATTTTATGCCATTCGGTCTTTTCTTCATTTTTATATTTTTCAGTAGTAGCTAATGAAAAGTTAACTATTTTTTTCCCATTTTGAGAATGTTTTGTCTCAGGTTCTTTGCCAAGATGCCCAATTAAAATGACTTTATTCAACATTTAAACTCTCCAATTCATTAATTTTCTTGTTCATTTCGTTTAAAAAATCAATAACTTTTTCTTCTAACTCATCAATTTTTGATTGATCTCGCTCAACCCTTTTAATAAAAATTTGATTTTTCACAGGCATTCGTGGGTCAAAAGATACAAAATCGCACCATTGTCTTTCGGTGCAAGCCATTTGCCAGAGCATTTGATTTAGATATTTTTGAGGAACTTTCTTATCAAGCAAGGTTTCAATGTGCGTGTGAGTAAGAGGACATTTAATTTCAACTAATCCATCGTCACCAACAAGGCGATCTGGACTGCAACCACTATTAGAAATTGTGGGATGATCTACAAAACCAATTTCTGTTAAATTAAAATCAGTAATAAAAGTATAAGCCTTTACAGCTTCTGGTTCAGTGTCCAAGCCCCGCTGCATTGCTGAATTAGAGTAAGATGCTGTGGGGGTTTTGGTCATTGTTTCAGCAATTAATTCACCCATGTATCTTGCCCGACTTGCTCCATAACCCGATTTAGTTTGGGCTACAACGTCCGAAATCCTGGACGCTGTAACTTTACCCAAACGAGCTTCAAACCATTCGTCTGATCTTTGAATTAATTTATCCATTTGATTTACTTTTCAAACTTTGCTCTTTTTGTTTAAGCAATTCTATGGCGTAAAAATATTTTTCTTTTGGGATTGATTCAAAATTTTTACATTTTAAAAGCTCAAAATATGCTTTTAAATCAATATCGCCAAGGCGGCTGGAATTATGGAAGAAAGATTTAATATAATTTACTTCTTTTTGCGAAATAAATTCTGGCTCAAGCCCTGCTCTTACGCCATCATCATCCTCAGAGGCTATGCCTAATCCTGCCATTAATCCATATCGTCTAGCGTATGTGATCGCAGATCCTATTCCCTGCATATCTCTTTTGTTTAAAAGTAATGGAATCCCACCATCATGAATTGAACCACCATCTTTATGATAAATGGTGGTGACTAAGACCTTTTCTCCTGGTCTATCGTGAACCGCTTGGTGAACAAATAAACCATTTGAACTTAGGGGCTTGCGAATCATTTCCCAGACTGTTTGAAGGTCTGAATATTTATAATAATGCCCTTCGGTTTTTTTCTTTGCTCCAACAATTTCTCCTTGAAATTTTGATAGAGCCATAAACAGTGCATTTTTTTTATCAATCATTTCTCTCTCTCCTCAAACGATTTTGTTAATTAATCTTACAGTTTCGTCACCCTCAAAAACTAGTTCATATTTTTGAGTAGCCTGACGCACAACGGCCATCGACAGATTATACTGGTAACGGCTTCTTTTATCTTTGTATAAATCAGGATTTGCTACAGCCATGCGAATTGCTTTTAAGGCAAATTCAACAGCTTGTTCTGTTGCTTTTTTCATTTTTCTCTCTCCAGTTTTTATTATAAACAAATTAAAATAAATTAAAACAATTTTTGTTGATTAACATCTTCCGTCAAAGGTTTAAAAGTTATGTCAATCAAGTGATATGAGCCTTTAAATTTGGATTGAATGGGCTTGCCAGTAGGCTTTAACTGGCGCAGTTCATTAACATTCAAACGCATGATTTGATTATCATGCTGAAGCTCAAGACCGCCCTTTTTGATTGCGTCTCTAACTTCATAATCTCTGACAGAGCAAAATTTACCTTGCCAAAGTTTCTTAACAATTTTCTTTTTCATGTTCTCTCTCCATTTGGTTGACCAGACCCCTTTCGGGGTTTCGGGGGGAACCACCCCCCCCCACTTGTTATGGTTAAGGTAAGTCGAGGCTCCGCCCATACTCTACTGCATCTAAAACTTTCTCTTTCAATTCTTGAGCGATTATATTCCCATGCTTTCCAGTGATGTCATCAACTGAATTTTGGTCTAGATCGTGAATAAAGCGATCTTGTAGAACAAACAGTAAAAACCTAATTTCTTCGTTTGTTAAAGTAACGTGGACTTTTTGTGTCATGTCTCTCTCCTTTTGTTATATGCTTACTATAAACATTTTGTTACTAATGTAAAGTTTCTATTTTACTTTTTTAAAACTTTTTGTTACATTCATAATATGAAACATTCAAATATAATTGAGCTTATAGGTGGAACCACGAGAGTTGCTGGTGTTTTTGGTTTGTCTACGCAAAATATTTCTAATTGGAAAAGGCGTGGAATACCTTGGAAATATCGGTTTAAGGTTTTGCAAAGAGCTAAAGAAATGAACGTCAAATTGCCAGATTCTTTTTTGGATATGCCATGAAGCGTGATAAACGTGATGCTATTTTTAGCCTTTTGATACGAGAGAGGTCAAATTGGTGTTGTGAACGATGTGGCGAATTTGTGGTTGAAGGCGAACGGCAAAGACTTCACTGTAGTCACATTGTAAGCCGAAAGTTTAGGCGATTGCGTTGGGAGCCTATCAACGCTGTTTCTCATTGTGCAAAATGTCATTCCTATTTGACAGACCGCCCTCATGAATTTGGATTATGGGTGGATGAAAAATTAGGAAAAATTATTTCAAGTCGATTAACGGAGTTATCAATTCCAATTGGGAAATATTCCAAGCCAATGCTTGAAGACATTTATAAAAATCTTAAAGCATCACACAAAATTATGGTTGATAAAAGAAAAGAAGGTGAAACAGGTCGTATAGAATTTGAGTCTCCTTATGTGTGAGTGTAAAGGGAAAATTGAGGTACTTAGACCGAAGGTTGTTAAAATGGCAATTATTCATAGACCAGTGAGAACAGAGACAGGTTTTAAATATGAGCCACATGAAGAAAAGATTATTTCTGGTGGTTTGGATGCTTGCTTAATTTGTAGTCGCAAGGCAGAACAAGAATATCAAGCGAGGGTGAAATGACATTTGAAGAATTTTGGGAAGTGTACCCTAGAAAATCATGTAAGGCTGTGGCAAGAGCTACATTCGAGGAAATAACGACTAAAGGTAAAATGACCGCAACTTGTGGGGTTAAAATATTAGCGCGATCTACTCCAGAAGAATTAGTTGAGGCAGCTCTTGCTTTTAGATACAAAACAAATATTGTCGAAGAAACAGAGCAAAGATTTATTCCATTAGCGGCAACGTGGTTAAATCAAGCACGTTATGAAGATCAAGATGAAGATGAAAGAAAAGAAATGGCTGATAAAATGCGGAATTTGTTACAGCATATGAAAAAGCCTCGATTAAATGTGGTCGGGTAAAACGGCAGCGCATTTGATTTAAAGCCCTACTGTGGGGTCTAACCATAGGGCAAACTTGGTGCGAAAGGTGTGAGAGTGGTTAGTGGCCTGATAACGAGGTCGTATAGTAGACACCGACTATTATGTGGTTATCTCATATAATAGGCCGATAGCGAGGGACTGGCTCCAGGAGTCTAATCTTCACGCAGAGGCAAGCACCATCCTTAGATATATTCTGAGGGTGGTCGTGCTTTGCCTTTAGCTCAGAACTTCACCAAGAGTCTAATAGAGGATATAATGAGATTAATTTGGGTTAAAGATAACGATAAAATAAAATTAAACATTGATAATAAAATTGTTGTTTTGTCTGAAGACCAAATAATTAAATTAGGAAAAGATCTAATTAAAATTGGAGAGGAATCTAAAAAATTTCAAAACGAATAAAAAAATTATCACGAACGAGGAGACATATGTTAAAAATTGATCCTTCAGAACCAATTGTTATTGAAGAAACTAACAAAGCTGGAGTCTATAGACAAAGAAGATTGTCAGTTTTTGAGCGATGGAGAATTGAAGAAAAATTAAAGCAACGCCATGTAGATGCCGCCAGAATATTTAATTACGATTTTGAAATGGCTCAATTAAATGATAATTATTCAATGGTGGATTTTCAAAAAGTTGCAAGAGTAATGATTTCTGATAATCACAACATTAAAACTATTGAAGCAAAAACTAAAGTAAACAACGTCATAAAAGAGCTTGGAGAAATTGCTGGAAAGATATTGTGGGATTATGTAGGGCTTGAAAAACCAATAACTAAATCAGGTGTAGACTCAAGAGAAATTTATGGATCATTAAAAATTGTTTTAGATCAGTTAGCAAATTATTACAGAATATGAAAAATAATTGTTGTGAGTTGCGAGTGAATATAGTACAAAAAGTTAAGATGAGGCACTATATGTAGAAACCGCTCCAGTTTGGAGCTTTTTTTTATGGAAAGTTAAATGAACAATATTCAACAAATGGCGGCTATATTACAAGGGTTTGGTAGGGGCGGTGACACCATGCTTGCCCATATTAATCCAGAAGAGGCTATGTTGTTGAATGAAGTAACAGATGGTGGAACGATTAACCCTGTGACAGGAATGCCAGAATTTTTTTTTGGTGAAGGCCAAAGTGGGTATCAAGAAAGTGATAGTTTTGGGTCTTTTGACACTTATGGCATGGACGATGTAGACATGGGTACAATGGATATACCTACATGGAGGGATTTCCCTCATACTGTAAATATTTATGATGCTACAAAAAACCCATATACATCTTTTGATGGGCCACTTGGTCAAAACTATACTTATAAAGCTGGAGATGTAGGGGCATCTATGTCTGTAGATAACATCCCAAATGTTAATCAGCCAAGTTTATTAGGTGCAATATTATCAGCCCCATTTGAAACATTAGGAAATGTTTTTGGCGTGGATGCAGAATTTACAGGTAGAGATGTATTTGGGCCAGATTTTAGTCGGGCAATGGCTGGTGTAGAAAATACAACTCAACCAATTGGCTTTGAGGTCAATCCATTAGGCATTGTAGGAACTGTTGCTGGTGGGCCAATGGGGGGGCTTTTAAGCTCAGTAGTTTCTCCAACATACGAATATGAATTAGGGTCAGGTGAATTTAGCAAACATGGGGGGCTTGGAGAAATAAATTTTCCAGAAATGTCTTTTCCAGAAATGTCTCTTCCTGATTTTCTTTCAAATAAAAATAGAGAAATAAGTATTAAAAAAGATAATGAACTAGATCCAGAGGGGTCTTCAGAAGAAATTAAAAAACTATCCCAAAGGTCTTTTTTGGGAAGCCCTGTAGTAACTATAGATCAAGTGGCAAATGCATTAACAAGACCAAGACCAGGATTTACAAGGCCAGAAGGAATTGTTTACATTTGATAGGGTAACAATTATAAATAAAGAGCCGTGTACTGTAGCGGTGTTTAGTGTTATTTCTTAGAAGCGTTCCAAGTGTCAGCTTGGGGCGTTTCGTTTTTCGTAGTAACGCACTTTTTTCTGCCATTTTGTGACAAGTTTTGCGGTGCGTTTTAAGTTATTTTGATGTTTTTTCAGCATATCTTTGGCATGATTAGATCGTTTTTCAACCAAAGATATTTTTGGTTTTTCTTTAAAAGATATTTTTGGTTTTTCTTTTAGTGGCCTAACGTGTCGGCCTTCAAGAAAACCAGATGCAACAACATATTCAGCTATTGCTCTTTCAAGATAGGCTTGTTTTGGGTTATGTGGTTTAAGGTTTGGGTTTTGTCGCATAAAAATATAATGCGAAAGACCATGCACAATATCACGCCAACCACCATAATATCCGTGATCGGGGTTTATGGATAAAGTGTTTCGTCTTATCCAAGTGTGTCGGTTTCCAGACGTTATTTTAATTTCGCCAGACCAAGCGTGTCCCATAAATTTTTTATAAAGACGTTTAACGCCTATTACGGCTTCACGCTCAGTTGGAACAAGATTAACGTCTTTAGGCCAAACATTGTTGACCGCATCCCAAATGTGTTTGTTTCTCATAGTCTTACCTCTTTTCTCCAATACCCATAAACACAACGAGTACCATTACGGCTACAATCGTAAATGTCGTGAAGAACGCCATCAATATAAGCTGTAAGATGGCGCGAAAGATTAAGAACTAAATGACCAGTGGTTGGCAATTCATCTTTATGTAAATGAACCTTGCAACCTGATCCGATAGACATGAGCGGCACCCAAGTAAAACCCAAGCTCCTCATATAATCTTTGAACCACTTGCGCTTGGTGTTGATACCATGTCTTGCACTGTGGGTTCGTTTCGGGGTACGTTTTGATTTCCGCTGTGAGGCGTTGCCTTCAGCAAGAGTATCGTAGACCTCTTTATAGTCGAGGCCAGATGCAATGGTGACAGCACGCGTGACACAGTCACCAGCTTGCCCTTTGAAGTAGGCCGAACGGCCACCATCGTTTAATTGAAATGTTACCATAATTAATTCCTTTCATAGTAAAGGCTACGGTAACACGGCTCTATATTTACAATGACATTCAACAAACATCGAGGTTGGTTCCTCGACTATTTTTACTATTATAACATATTGGGTTTTTGAAAATTGCAAAAAACCGCCAAAAACGGCATTTTCAAAAAATAACCTATTGAAAACAAAATGCGAATTTTTTTTAAAAAAACGCTTGGTGGCATTTTTGCCTGTGGACAACTTTTTAAAAAATAATTAAAATAAACGACATTTAGCACTCTATAAGAGCCAGCGGATATAAATATGGGTAAAAGAACAAATTATAAAAAAATAGCGAGAGATTTTTATGCAACGCCAATAGAGGCGGTGAGTCCAATTGTGCCTCATTTAGTAAACAATGAAACATTTTATGAGCCTTGTCATGGTAAAGGTGATTTAATTCGGCATTTAGAAAATTATAAAATTAAATGCGTTGGGTGTAGCGATTTAGTAGATGGTCAAAATGCGTTAGACATTAAAAATGTTAAAGGTGATTTATTTATTACTAACCCACCTTGGACATGGAAAATATTAACAGCATTAATTAGTCATTTATGTTTAATGAAACCAACTTGGTTATTATTAAACGCTGACGTAATGCACAATAAACGAATGTCAAAACACATGAAATACTGTGAAAAAATTGTTTCTGTGGGAAGAATTTCGTGGATGCAAAATGGTATAAATGGTTATGAAAATTGTGCGTGGTTTTTGTTTAATAAAGAATATAAAAACAAAACAGAATTTTATGCACGATTAGAAGGTAGTGGATTATTCCCCACTATAAAAAGCTATGCAACGTAAAAAATCTGTAGGCGCACCAACATTTAAGCCAACTGAACAAGAACGTGAACAAGTGGAGCAAATGTCAGCCGTAGGCATACCACAAGAATCAATATGCAAAGTTATTCGGAATGGCATTGATGACAAGACGTTAAGAAAACATTTTCGCAAAGAATTAGACACAGCGTTAGCAAAAGCAAATTCAGCTATAGGAACCACATTATACAACAAAGCTATGGGTGGCGATACTACAGCTTTAATATGGTGGTCTAAAACACGCATGGGTTGGAAAGAAACAAACGTGACAGAGCATCAAGGAAATGTTTCTGTAAATGTTCAATTAAATGCAACTAAACCTAAAGATTGATTTTCCAGAGGTATTTTCGCCTCTCATTAAACCAGCCAGATATAAAGGTGCATGGGGTGGTAGAGGATCAGGCAAGTCTTGGTTCTTTGGTTTGATGACTGTAATTGCGTTGCTTGAAGGCAAAAGAGTTGTTTGTCTCAGGGAAGTGCAGAACTCTATTAAGGATTCTGTAAAGCAACTTATTGAAGACATTATTGAGCGACATGGTTTAGAAAGTTTATTTGATATTACAGAACAGGAAATCAGAGGGCCACAAGGTTCAATTTGTTTGTTTAGAGGGCTTCATAATTCAACATCTGCTTCAATTAAATCGTTAGAAGGTGTTGATAGAGCTTGGTTAGAAGAAGCTCAAACAATTAGTCAAAGAAGTTTAGATTTGCTTACACCAACAATTAGAGCCGAAGGTTCGGAGTTGTGGTTTAGTTGGAACCCAGTATCTAGGTTAGACCCAATTGATAAGTTATTAAGGCGATATACTCCAGAAGACGCGATTATTGTTGAGTCAAGTTGGCAAGATAATAAATGGTTTCCTAAAGCCTTAAAAGCTGACATGGAAAGAGATCGAGGCCAAGACCCTGAGAAAGCATCTCATATATGGGATGGTGAGTATGCAAGCGTGACAGGGGGAGCTTATTACGCATCCTTAATAGCTGATGCTAGAAAAGCAAAGCGCATAACAAAGGTAGAATACGATCCTGACTTGCCTGTTAGTTCAGCGTGGGATTTGGGCATAGGCGATAGTTTAGCAATCGTCCTGTGGCAACAAGTTGGCAATGAAATAAGAGTAATAAATCATTATGAAAATCATTCTTTGCCATTGCCTCATTATGTTGAATGGCTTAAAGCTCTTCCTTATCCTGTTGACATAGATTGGCTACCCCATGATGCAAGGGTAAGAGAATTAGGCACAGGATTGACGAGGGTTGAAGTATTAAAAAGAAAAAAAAGAAACGTGAGAATTGTTCCATTGCACAAGGTAGATGATGGAATTAACGCGGTTAGAGAATTGTTGCCAATTATGTATTTTGACTCTGACAAGTGTGAGTATCTTTTAGAGTGCCTAATGCAATATAGAGAAGATTATGACGAGCGATTATTGACGTTAAAAAGTAGGCCGCTACACGATTGGACTAGTCATTCCAGTGATGCGATTCGTTATATGTGCATGGCTTATAAAGAAGATAGACCAAAACCAATAAGAAAAACACCGACATTTATTGAAAGAGACCCATTAACAATAAATGATTTATTTGAAAATATCGGAGAGAAAAGGACAGAATTTTGAGCAATCAGTCAAATTTACAAGCCTCAATCAGAAGTGCAACAAGCACAACTCTTGATTTCAATGGTGATTTTATGAAAGAATTTGCTGACTCTGGAACAGGTGGTGTAACTTTTAACGAAAAGTTATTAGCGTGGATTAATGGTGAATTATCTACGAGCTACACAAATATCAATGAGGCTATGCAAGCCTTTGCTGTTTCTAAGAGTCGAAATAATTGGAACGCGGTAACTTCAATATGAGCAATCAATCTTTAGTTCAACAAAGTGTAAGAGATTTAACTGGCACAGCACATACTTACATGGGAGATTGGCACGCATTGTTTGATTTAAATAATATTCCTGTTGGCTCTTTTTCAGGCCGAATGTTAGCGTGGCGTAATGCGATGCAAAGCGGATGGAATAATGCAATTTGGGATCGTTCTGAATGGGGCGCAAATGCAGAAGGATATACAAATTTAAATGAAGCTCTTCAAAGTATAGCAGCTGCAGAGGGCAAATATAACTTTAATTCGGTGACATCAATATGAGTGAACAAATTGAAAGTATGGACGAATATAAAGGGTCGGCAGGGCTTGCTCGTTATTGGGACATTGAATTAAATTCTTCTGATGACGAGGAAAGGGAATGGCGAGAAGAAGGTGAAGATGTCGTTGACCGCTATCGTGCAGATAAAGAAATGTCAGGCATTGGCAGAGAAAAGAAATTTAATATCCTGTGGTCAAATACAGAAACATTAAAAGGCGCATTGTTTGCTAGGATGGCAAAGCCTGAGATCAGAAGACGTTATTTAGATCGTGACCCCAATGGCAGACAAGTAGCGGAATTGTTAGAAAGAGCATTAGAATATAGTTCGGATGTTTATGATGAAAGAGATATAATTGCTGGGGCAATTGAGGATTACTTGTTACCAGGTCGAGGCGTTGTCTGGGTAGTTAAAGAAGATATAATGATTGAGGTGGATGCCGTAGATGAATTTGGATTTTCTACAGGTGAAAAAATAGAAGAAATTGGCGATCAACGAGTTTATTTTGAGTATGTGCATTGGGAAGATTACAGAGAAAGCCCAGCAAAAAGACCAGAGGATGTAAGGTGGAAAGCAAGAAGGCATCTTATGACCAGAGATGATTTGCGTGATTTATCGCCAACTCATGCTGATAAAGTGCCGTTAAATTGGTCGCCATCTGAAACTGGTGAATATAACTCAGATGATGTATTTCGCAGAGCCGAAGTTTGGGAAATATGGTGTGAAGACACACGAAAGCGGTATTATGTTGTTAAAGGTTTCCCAGCTTTACTATTAGAAGAAGATGATCCTTATGAGCTTGAAAATTTTTTTCCAACACCAAAACCAATTATTTCAATTAAGACCAATGGTTCGGGTGTGCCTGTTCCAGAATTTAGGTTATATCAAGATCAAGCAGATGAGTTAGACAGAATTACAACTCGTATTGCAAAGCTAACTGATGGGTTAAGGCGCAGAGGTATTTATGATGGTTCTATTCCAGAGTTAGCAAAATTGGCAGAGGCTGCGGATAATGTTTTTATTCCTGCGGATAATTATGCAAATTTAGCTCAAAAAGGCGGTTTAGCTCAATCTATGCAAACTGAAGATATATCTCAAACGGCTGGGGTTTTGACAGGGTTATATCAACAAAGGGCGCAACTCATACAAACCATTTATGAAGTTACTGGCATCAGTGACGTTATACGAGGGTCAACAAATCCCAATGAAACGGCAACGGCTCAAAGGTTAAAAGGTCAATTTGGGTCAATGAGATTAAAACAAAGGCAAGATCAAGTGCAAAGGTTTATTCGTGATCTTTACAGAATAAGAGCCGAATTAATTTCAGAACACTTTCAACCTTACATATTGCAAAATATGACAGGGTTGCAAGTTACGCCAGAGATGCTTCAGATTATGCGTTCTGATAAACTTCGATCTTATCGTGTAGACATAGAAACTGATTCAACTGTGTTTGAAGATGCACAAATGGAGCAAAGAAACAGAATAGAATTTGTTAACACAATGGGGGCTTATCTTGAAAAAGCAATAAGCATTGTGCAAGTTGCGCCAGAATTAACACCTATTGCGTTTCAATCATTAGAATTTATGGTTAGAGGATTTAAAATAGGAAGAGAGTTTGAAGATTTAATTGATGAAGCTAAACAAAATTCTATGCAACAAATGCAACAAGTGAAACAAATGCAACAGCAAATGCAACAGCAAGGGCCACCACCTGATCCTAAAATGATTGAAGCACAACAAAAAGCCCAATTGAAAAATGCAGAATTACAGCAAAAAGGTCAGTTAAAAGGCGCAGAGCTTCAACAAAAAGGCCAGTTAGAAATGGCTAAAATGGGTCAGGACGCACAAATAGATCGTGAGCAAATGGCGGTTAATGCACAAATTGCCAGAGAAAAAAATATGACAGATGCAGAAATAGAGTTATTAAAAGGCGCAGGGATGATGTAATGCGAAAGACTTATGTTTACGATCATGGAACAAGAAAAGTTATTTTGAAAACTACTCCTCATCAAAGCAAAGGTTACGTTGTAATAAGTGATGTTGAGCCTTTTACATCACCAATTGATGGCACTGTTTTGAGTTCACGATCCCAAATAAGAGACCATGAGCGCAAGCATCAGGTACGGCAATGTGGCAATGACTACACCTCATCTGTGAAGCCAAGTTGGTGGGATAGTAGAAATGGATAAACACAAATAATTTTAATTTATTTTTAACAAAAGGAGAAAAAAATGGCTGACAGCACTCCCGAAAAGGAGTCGGCGGGTCAAGATGTTTCTGAAGTAGAAACCGCTGATAAAGATATACTAAGTGAAATGTTGACTGAAAACATTGAAAAAGAGTTTGCAGAAAAAGAGGAACCCGAAGAGCCTCAAGACGATGGGATCACCTCTGAAGACGTTGAGGTTCAAGAAGAAGACAACGCCCAAGACGAAGCACCTCCACCCGAAGTTGAGGCCAGCGAGGGCGAGATAGATCAAGAGATAGTGGAAAAAACAAAGGAAACCGAAGAAGTTCCACCTTTAGAAGCTCCGCAACATTGGTCGGCAGGGGATAAGCAGAGGTTTGAAGATATGAATCGTGATGCACAGGAATGGGCATTAGAGCGTGACAAATCTATGACGGCTGATTATACCCGAAAAACTCAAGAGATAGCTCAATATAGACAAGCATTGGAACCCTTGAATCATGTGTTAGCACCAATTCGTCCCGCACTTCAACAGTCAGGCATCAGTGAAGCTGAATATGTTGCCAGACTTATGAGAGCAGATCGAATGTTGCAAGAAAACCCAACTGGGGCCATCCAAAACTTGGCACAAAATTATGGGATAAATCTTGAAGCCCTAGCGCAACCAGTGGAAATGGCACAACAGCCTGACCCACGTTTAAACGCTTTACAGCAACAAGTTCAAAATCTACAAGGATATCTACAACAAAATGAAGCAAGAGCGGCACAAGAAAACCAAGCTGGGCTTTATGACCAAATAGAATCATTTGCACATGAAAAAGACGAAAGTGGAGACCTAAAGCACCCACATTTTGAAAAGCTCCGTGAAACAATGGGGCATTTAATGCAATCTGGCGCAGTAGGTCAAGATATGAAAAAAGCATATACTTATGCACTTCGTTTAGATGATGATTTGTATCAGCAAAGCCTAGAGGCAGAGCGTACAAAAATTCAAAAAGCAGAGGAAAAACGCAGACAAGAAGCGATTGCCAAAGCAAAAAAAGTTCCAACAAGGAGATCATCAAATCCCCCTGCTGGTTCTATTCAAGCAACTGATTTAGATGGTGTTATAGGTCAAAATTTAGACAAAGCTGGTTACTAGTAAAGTTAACTTTAATCAACTAAGGAGTGTTGAGAAATGGCGAGTCCAAACTCATCGTTTACTGAAATTGTAACAACTACTCTTCAAGGTTACTCAAAAGTCCTTGCGGATAATGTTACAAATCATAATGCCCTTATGCGTCACATGGACGATAAAGGAAACAAGCAACCTGCTACAGGTCGCACAATTGTTCAAGAGCTAGAGTATGCTGTGAACTCCACATCAAAGTGGTATTCTGGTTATGAAGTTCTTGATACGTCACCAAGCGATGTTTTCACGGCTGCGGAGTTTAATTACAAGCAGTTAGCTGGAAACGTGGTTATATCGGGTCTTGAAGAAGTACAGAACAGTGGTCGTGAAGCTGTTCATAATCTTTTAAAGTCTCGTATTCGCAACCTTGAAAAGTCATTAAAAAATACTTTTGCGACAGCAATGTATGCAACAGGAACTGGAAATGACGGCAAGGAAATTGGTGGCCTTCAAAGCCTGGTTGCTGATGCTGGCACAGGTACAGTTGGTGGAATTGATTCCTCAACTTACACTTTTTGGAAAAACCAATTTTATGATTTTTCTGGTGAAAGTGTTACACCTTCAGCAACAACAATTCAGAACGCAATGAATACGCTTTGGCTTTCAACCATTCGTGGTGCAGACAAGCCAGACGTAATTACGGCTGATAATGTTTATTTCACCTACTATTGGAGTAGCTTGCAGACCAATCAAAGGTTTGCATCCGATAGCAAAGCCGCAGCTGGTTTTATGAACTTGCTTTTCATGGACGCACCTGTGTTCTATGATGACCAAGCTCCTGCAAGCCATATGTACTTTTTGAACACTGATTATTTGTTCATGCGTCCAGCGGCTGGTCGTGAATTTGTGCCTTTAGGTGAAAAGGCTTCTACTAATCAAGACGCAATGGTTATGCCAATGGTATGGGCTGGGAACATGACTTGTTCCAATCGCTCAGTCCAAGGCGTAATTGTAGCATAAAGGGAGGATTGAATATGTATCAATTAGGCATTGATGAGACCCTTGTTTCTAGCACTTGTGACTTTAAATTGGGTCAGCTAGGAATGAATGATGGGAGTTCGGCTGTTTACAAGTGGGTACAGTATGACACAGGATCAGGTTCAGTTGCGGCTGTTGCTGGTCAAGTAGCTTACTATTACACTTTGGATGGTTATAAGAATAATCAAGTAACTAGTGACTTATCCGACTCTGTTGAGATTGGTGCTGGTGTTCTTAAATCGACTCCTACGGATGGTCAATATTGTTGGATTCAAATTAAAGGTGCAGCAACTTTGACTATAGCTTTAACAGCGGGCGCAGATGGCGATCCTCTTACTCCAACAGGTTCTGGCGATGGTACGCTAGATGTATCTGGCGCGGTAACGGATAATGTTTGTGCAATTGCAGGGGATATTTCTGATAAAGAAATTGTCTGTGATTTTCCGTTCTAACAAGTAGATTGGGGGGCTTTTGCCCCCCTTTCTTTTTATGAAAGAAATAAAGTGGCTAAACCGCAAAAAGGAAAAGCAAAAGTTAAAGTTACAGCATCTGGAAAACGTGTATCTTATGGACAAGCTGGCAAAGCTAAAGGCGGTGGGGCAAGAGTAAGGCCAGGAACTTCAAAAGGAGATGCTTACTGTGCTAGAAGTGCTGGTCAAATGAAAAAGTTTCCTAAATCAGCAAAAAATCCTAATTCGCCAATGAGATTAAGTCGTAAAAGATGGAAATGTGCAGGGACAAAATCAAAGAGGGCATGATGGTAACAAAACAACAAAAAATTAAGAAATTAAAACGTCAAAAACCAAGTTTATACAGGAACGTAAATTTAGTTAAACTTGGCGCAGGTAAAAGCAAAAAAAGAAAAAAAGGTGCAAAAGGTGCGCCAACTGACTCCGCATTTAAAAAAGCAGCGAAAACAGCTAAAGCATGAACAAGATTGAAAACAATGTTATTGATGATATTAAAGGCTGGTCAAAAGAGGTTTTAGAAATACCAAATCCTCATTTGTTTGGCCTCAAGGCTTGTCCTTATGCAGAAAAAGCGTGGAAAGATAATAAAGTTGATGTTCTAACAGGTGAAAATATAGACGATTTAAAAAGCGCAATTTGCAGTTTTAATCCCGCAAAGAAAGATATGATTATCTGGACGACTTTTAATCTCAAATCTTATGATGTATGGGATAGATGGGTTACGAAGTGGAATAAGAAAAACGCTGTAAAAGATTTACATTTGATGCTGTTTCATCCTGATTATCCACCAGAGGAAGGCGAGGATTATTTGTTAGACAATGATTGGCAATCAAGTGTTGACGATTATGTCATGGTTTTTATTCAAAGTTTAAAGGCACTTAATAAAGCAAGTGTTGCGTTGGAAGGTGTTGGTTATTATCGTAAATTTCCAACACATATTTTTGAAACTTTAGTTCTTGAAAGAAGGAGACTTGAAAATGGCTATGGGTAAGAAAAAAGGTATGAAGCGTGGTGGCAAGAAAAGACCTGTTAAAAGGAAATAAACATGGCAAAAAACATTAGAGCCAAGTTCTTCGAAGAACAACGAGAAACAACAAAAGTTGCATTGGTTGAAATTTCTATTATTGGAGACCCTTCAACAGTTGTTTTAAAAGTAACTGAAGAACACAAAGAGCAATTTCCTGATGAATGGAAAGCATTTGCAGGTGGCAAAGATGATGTTGTTACAGATGGAACGCCTTTGACAGATGTTAAAGGTATCGGGCCTAAATTAGCTTCTAAATTAAAAGTTAATGGCATTCATACGGCAGAACAATTGGCCGCTGTAAATGATGGTGGTCTAGAAGCTGTAGGAATGAGTGCTTACACTCACAGGCAAAGTGCAAGAGAATTGCTGAATTTAGTTCCTGATTCTGTTGGATCTATTGCGCCATGACGTTATTAACTATCATAACTGGTGCAACAGATGAAATTGGTTTAGAACGGCCTGAGTCTGTTATTTCAAACACAGATCCACAAGTTCGGCAATTATTGCGAGCGGCATCACAAGAAGGAAAACATCTTGCTAGCGTGTATGATTGGGAAATATTACAAAAAGAAGGATCATTAACTACGGCAGCTCAAGAAAGCCAAGGAGTGATGACAACTGTTGCATCAGACTTTGATAGGTTTGCAAATGATACAATGTGGAATCGAACAACGAGTGAAAAGATTTATGGCCCTTTAACTGATGTTCAATGGCAAAGAGAAAAATCTGATGTTACAAGTGGAGTAACAAACTACTTTAGAATAAGAGGTGGTTCAATACTGTTCACTCCTAATCCTGTTGCAAGCCAAACAGTCAAGTTTGAATATTATTCTAAAAACTGGGTTGACACAGGATCAGGTGCTTCCCCTGCTGTTGCTGATGGTTCAGCATTTGACAATGATGCAAATACAGTTGTTTTTGATGAAGAGCTAATGACTCTAGGTGTAACATTTAGATGGTTACAAGGCAGAGGATTAGATTTTACAACAGCATTTTCAAACTATCGTGAAAGGCTTGAAATTGTTAGAGGACAAGATGGGGCTAAACCTAATATTGATATGGGTGGGTTAAATTATGGCTTTCTTGGAGTTAATGTTCCATCGTCTAATTATGGGACATAAATAATGAGGCAAGCACAAGGCACAGCAATCCCTGCTCCTATAGGCGGTTGGAATACTCGCGATGCAGTAGACATGATGGGGCCAGCAGATGCTATTATTCTTGATAATTTCTTTCCTGATGAAAATGAAGTAAGATTAAGAAAGGGCAGTGCATCCCATGCGACAGGGTTAACTGATGCAGTTGAGTCAATCATGCCTTACAAATCAGGTTCAGCAAGTAAATTGTTTGCGGCTACCAGTGGGGGCAATGTTTACGATGTTACAAGTTCGGGGGCTGTAGGATCAGCCGCAATTTCCAGTTTATCTAATGGTCAATTTCAATATGTAAACTTTGGAACAAGTGGTGGTAATTTCTTGTGGATTTGCAATGGTGCGGATTCTCCCAGACATTTTAATGGCACATCATGGGCAACACCTTCTATTTCTGGAGTTACAGGTTCAACAATTGTTAATGTAACAGCGCATAAAACAAGGTTATTTTTTGTTTTAATTAACAGTTTAAAATTTGGTTATTTGCCTGTTGCAAGTGTAGCTGGAACAGTAGCAACTTTTGATTTAGCTTCTATTGCTCAAAAAGGTGGATCATTGCAAGCCATAGGCACTTGGACGAGAGATGGCGGTGATGGTTCTGATGATTTAGCCGTATTTCTCACAAGTGAAGGCGAGGCAATTGTTTATGCAGGGACAAATCCTGGAAGTGCAGATGCTTGGAATTTAGTCGGTGTTTTTAATATTGGCAGACCAATTGGCAGAAGATGCGTTGAAAAAGTTGGGGCTGATTTAATTGTTACAACAGAAAATGGTTTTTTGCCTTTATCAAAAATTTTACCATTAGGGTTAAGTGCGCCAAGTGCGGCTATATCTGATAAAATATCAGGGTCAGTAAAAGAAGCCGCCAGAAATTTTAAAGGCACGTTTGGATGGCAGAGTATATTATATCCAAAAGGTGGTTTTGGTTTGTTTAATGTACCAAATTCTACAGTTAGAGATTATCATCAATATGTAGTTAATTTAACGACAGGTTCATGGTGTCGGTTTACAGGTATGAATGGAAATGCTTGGGGCGTTCACGAAGGTGATTTATATTTTGGTGGAGCAGGGATAGTATATAAGGCAGATACAGGTGCAAATGACGCTGGAACCGCCATAGAAGGCAGTGGGAAGACTTCTTTTCAATACTTTGGTGGTAGGGGCATTTTGAAACAATTCACTCTTATACGCCCAATTATCGCCTCTGATGGGGCATTGCCTGTTAGTATAGGTTTTGATGTAGACTTTAAAGACGGCACAAGTATTTTCACACCAAGCTCTGTATCAAGTGAGGGAGCCGAATGGGACGTTGCAACATGGGATGTTTCGGCATGGGCTTCTGATTCGGAGCCTATTCAAACATGGCGCAGTGTTACAGGCGTTGGATATAATGCGGCAATTAGGATAAGAACATCAACAACAAATCAAGGTGTGACATGGCACGCTGTAGATGTTCAATATAAAAATGGCACTGGACTTAGATAATGCGTGGCCTCTCTTAGAGGGGGCAGCTCAAATGGGCGATGGTATAAAATACGCAGAAGTTAAAGAAGCATTGAATAATGGAGAGTTTGCTTTTTTTAGCAGAGAAAAAAGTGCAGCAATTACCGCGTCTGATGGAGACACTTTAAGAATAGGTTTAGCTGGGGGCGATCTTAATGAGTTGTTTGAAATAGAAAAAGAAATTTCAAATTATGCTATTGTTAATGGATATAAAAGAGTAGAAATAATGGGCAGACCTGGTTGGGAAAAAGCCTTGAAAGGATATGATAAAGTGGCTGTTTTATTAAGGAGAGAATTATGAGTTTTATTAAAAATTTGTTTTCATCACCAACTCCTCCCCCTGCGCCTAATCCGCAATCGTTAATTGGAGCGCAAGGAGCTTCTAATGAGGCCGTTGCAAGATTAAATGCACGATTAAACAGAATGGATACTTACACTCCATTTGGGTCTGTAACGTACACAGATATGGGTGACGATCGAACTCGTGTAGACCAAACTTTGTCTCCTACTTCACAAGCTCTTTATGACCAACAAATGGGCATTGGTGGCAATATGTTGGGTTTAGCAGAAGGTGCTATAAGTCAATTTCCAACAGAAGCCTTTTCTTTAGAAGGTGCGCCAGCGTATCAAACAGGGATAGACTATTCGGGGTTGCAAGCAATTCCAGGTCAAGGCGATTTTGCAAGCGCAAGCCAGTTAGCTTCAGATGCAGCTTTTAATAGAGTTATGGATCGTTTGAACCCTCAGTTTGATTTACAACAAGAAGCATTAGAAACCCAACTTGCAAATCAAGGAATAGGTAGAGGCAGTGAAGCGTACACAAGAGCAATGGATGAATTTGCAAGACGTAGGAGTGACGCTGGTATAGCAGCAGGGTATGATGCTATTTCTGCTGGAGAAGCTATGCGTCAAGGATTATTTGCTAATGCTTTACAAACAAGGGGGCAACAATTAGGAGAGCGTACATTTGATATGAACGCAATTAATCAAGCCCGACAGCAATATTTAAACGAACAACTTATGGGGCGTAATCAACAAATTAATGAATTGGCGGCTCTGCTTCAAGGTGGCCCAGCAATACAAGGGCCAACTCCAATGAGTGGTGGGCAAGTAAATGTTGCTCCTACAGATGTAACAGGGGCTTATGGTTTAGCAGCAAATATAGGCGGAAATAATTATGCCCAACAAGTAAGTTCGGCTAATGCGGCAATGGGCGGTTTAGCTAATCTTGGCGGTATGGCATTAGTTGCTGGGTCTGGAGGGTTTGGATCATGACACCATCTTCAAGACGTATGTTAGCATCAATGTTGCTAGGTAATGCACGGCAACCTGTTCAACATCCTTTGCAAGCAATATCTAATCTTGCAAATACCTATTTTGGTTATAAAGCATTGGGTCAGGCTGATGAAGCAGAAAAAGCTAAAAAATTAGAAAGATCACAAGCTATAGCAAATGCTTTTGCGCCAAGATCAACTTCAGTTCCAGTAGTAAGACATGTTGGTGGACATCCAGGAATTGACGGAAGAAGAGTTAATCTTATGGAAAATACAATGGTTTCACCAAACAATAAACAAATAGCGCAAGCATTATTGAAGATTCCAGGTTTGGAAACTGCGGCGATAGGGTTAATGACTAAACCGCCACAAAAACCTATTACGTTGGGTGTAAATGACAGGTTAGTAACTCCACAAGGAAAAGTATTAGCAACACCCCCACCAAATAATAATATGTTTCAAGGCTCAAGTTTTAGGGCGCAAAGTGAAAATAAACTTGCTAAGATTATGCAACGCATACAAAATAATTTACCAATAAGCAAAATTGATAGAATTTTTTATCAAAGAGCAATGGAAAAAGCAAAAAGACCACATTTTATTGAACAAATAAACCCAGAGACAAATGTAACTGAAAGAATACAAGTTTCAGGACAAGATACTAGTTTTTGGCCTAAACTTCCACCTTTTAAAATAAATGGTGGTGCTATTGAAGATAGTACGCAAAAAGGTGAAAACACGAGTGCAATAACGGAAAACAAAATTGTTTCTCAAAAATTACCTAAATTGCCATCAACGGCTGAGGCACAAGTATATGGGTTTTATAACAGGATGAATTTTTCTAATAAAACACTTACTGAATTAGAAAAAGATGCGTTTGATGCTAGTGGTCAAATAATTGAAGAAAATTCTCCATTTATAAATATGGGACAATTAACATTGGGAGGTGCTTTTGGGCCAAATCTTGGCGGTTATTTTCAGCGAGTAAGTTTAAGTGAACCTCAACAATTATATTTAACGGCAGCAAATAATTGGGTTAGAGCAAATATTAGAGAAGAATCAGGTGCGGCAATTCCAGAAGAAGAACTAAGGCAAGAATATATGACTTATTTCCCTATGCCAGGAGATAGCGCAGCGACAATAAGATTAAAAGCTCAAAGTAGAAAACAAACAGAATTTAATATGAAGACTGCAAGCCGCGCATCTATAAATTATGAAAAGGCGAAAATAAGTCTTTTAAAACAAAAACTTAAAGGCGATGAGTTAGATGCGTTGAAATGGTTGGAAGAAAACCCAACTGCTCCAAAAGCAAACACAATAAGAGAAATGTTGGGAATTATATAATGGCATTTGATGTAGATAAATTTATAGCAAAAGGAAGGGCAAATCAAACAACTTCAAATAATTTTGATGTAGACGATTTTATAGGAAATAAAAAAGAACAAAAATCAATTCCAATAGGTGTTGAAGACCCAAATTTAATAAATATTAATCAACAATCTTTGCAAACCCCTCAAAACCTTTCGTGGCAAGATGTTTTGCAACAAGTACAAGCAAATTTAGGGTCAAGTGCAACACAAGCTGGAAAAGATTTAATAACACCATTTGTTGAGCCTGTTCAAACAGCAAAAAGCCTTGGAAATTTAGCTCTTGGCGCAATTCAAAAAGTAATACCTGGAGAACAATCATCTGAAAAATATGCAGATGCAGTAGGAAAGTTTTTTGCAGACAGATATGGGGGCATAGAAAATTTTAAAAGAACTTTAGCAAAAGACCCAGCAGGGGTATTGTTGGATTTAACAACTTTTTTATCAGGTGGTGGTTCAACCGTTGCTCGTGCGCCTGGATTGCTAGGAAAAGCAAGTAAAGCCAGTAAAGTTGGCAAAGCAGTAGAAACTACTGGTAAAACAATTAGAAATATTGGTAATTTTGCAGACCCTATAAATTTGTTATCAAAAGGTATAGGAAAAACGCTAACAGGTGTAGTAAATCCATCTGTATCACGCCTTATGAAACAAGGTGTAACACCTACAATGGGACAAATTCTTCAAGGCTCAGTAAAGGCAACAGAAGACGCTTTAACAGGTATTCCTGTTCTTGGCACTACAATAGTAGCGGCACGTCAAAGAGCAAATACACAATTAAACAAGGCAGCGATGGATCGTGTTTTAAAACCAATAGGGGAATCAGCTAAAGATGTTGCTGTAGGTTCTGATGGGCTTGCTTATGTAAGTGATAAATTGTCAGACGCATATAACAAAGTGTTGTCAAAAGTTTCTCTTAAAGCAGATGATGCGTTAATTGACGGAATTGCTGATGCAATCGCATCAAGAAAAGCAGAATTTGAACCAGCGAAACTACGTGTTATTGAAAATTTAATTGATGAAAAAATCCTAAGTAAGCTGGACAGCGACAAACCAATTTCGGGAAAACAATTACAATCAATCCAAAGTGACTTAAAAAAGTTATCTGCTAAGTATGACAATTCCGCAATGGCTTCAGAAAGAACTATTGGAGAAGCGATAGAGGTAATTGAAGGAGCATTTCGTGATGCGTTAATTCGGGAAAACCCTAAATATGCTTCAGAATTATCAAACATTAACAAAGGATACGCAAATTATACTCGATTGCGTAAAGCAGTATTAGGGATAGGAGAAAATAAAAAAGGAGCAGATGTTGGGCCTTTTACCCCAGCAGGTTTACGACAAGCAGTTAAAGCAGAAGACAAAAGTTTAGCAAAAGGAGATTTTGCAAGAGGTAGAGCTTTAATGCAAGATTTGTCACAAGACGCACAAAGAGTTATGGGGGGCAATTTGCCAACTAGCGGAACAGGAGAAAGAACATTATTAGCGGCAATTTTGGCTGGTGGAGCTTATATAGACCCTGGAACTCTTGCGCTAATTGCAGGGGCAGGGCTTCCATATTTGCCAGGAACTCAACGATTAACCTCTCATGCTTTGGCTTCAAGACCCAAATCTGCAAGAGCATTAGGGCAAGCATTGCAAAATTATGGGCCACGAATTGGCAGATCAGCTTTTCAAATGGGAAGAATTAACAGAGAAATGGAGTAAAAAATATGGCATGGAATGGTAGCGGAGCCTTTAGCAGAACTAATGGCACTCACACAGGATCGACAGTGTGGACGCAAGACAAAGACGCTGGAACTAAAATAGTTTCCAATCGACACGACACGCATGACCAAGATTTATCTGATGGAATAAATGCCTGTATTGCTAAGAATGGCGAAAACTACATGACAGGCGCATTTGATTTAAATGGTCAAGTTATTGAGTTGGATGCAGATGCAGATACAAAGATAGGTGCAACGGCTGATGACCGAATTGACATAACTGTTGCAAATTCAATTACGGAACGAATTGGACATGACTCAACTAATTCAAGTGCTTTTCATTTAATTGCCCCTGCAGCATTAACGGCTCAAGCGAATACAGCGTATGCCCATTTTAACATTGCTCCAGCAGGGGCGGTGACAGTTCCTAGTGGAACAACAGCGGTAGTTGCGTCATTAGAAATTAACGAGCCGAATATTACAGCGACAGGCACAGTAACAGCCGCCGCATCTCTTTATGTATCAGGCGCACCTTCGGAAGGTTCCAGTAACTATGCGTTATGGGTAGACGCAGGGAATGTAAAATTTGATGGAGATTTAACATTAGGGGCTGGCTCCGCAACTGATGTTAAACTAGTAATTGATGGCAATGCAAAAGACTTTTATATGGGTCTTGATGATAGCGCAGACAAGTTAGTGCTAGGCGTTGGTTCAACTGTAGGCACAAATGCAATTGTTACACTTGATGATGATTCTGTAACAATTGGTGATGGTGCGGCTGTAGATACAAAAATAGTTTTTGACGGCAATGCTCAAGATTATTACATGGGACTAGATGACAGTGCCGATGATTTAATAATAGGTTTAGGGTCAACTGTCGGCACAACGCCAGCTATTTCTATTGATGAAAACCAAATAACAACATTTGGAAAAACAGCGTTAGGTGCTACAAATACAGATACGTCAAACACTGGGAATGTTACTTTAGATTTTAACGCATATCAAAATCATATTTTGACGTTTACAGGAAATGTTACTCTTGACAATCCAACAACAGAGAATGTTGGTCAATCAGGGGTTATTGTCATAATTCAAGATGGCACAGGGTCAAGAACTTTAAGCCTTGGCACAGATTATGAAACGGCTGGTGGGTCAGGATTAACGATTTCTACAGCAGCCAATGCTGTTGATGTTATTCCATACTTTGTTAAAGCCTCTGGGTCTATTCAGTTAGGCGCAGCTCAGTTGGCGTTCAGCTAATGCCTGTATGGTCGCCGACATGGTTTGGAAGCGCAGGGGGTGCTGGTGGTTTTGTTATATCTCAATCAGCATTATTTGATGGGGCTGGAGACAATTTAAGTCGTACACCTTCTGGTGCGCCTACAAGCTCAAGAACCTCAACGATGTCTGTGTGGATTAAAAGAGCAGAAATAACGGATACAACATACGATGGATATATTTTTTGCTGTAGTCCTGACGAAGATGGAATAGCTCTTACTCAAGATGATGATAAACTAGCTTTTAGAATTGAAGGCTCTACTTATGTAATGACAGCGGTTAATCAATTCCGCGATCCTTCGACTTGGTGGCATTTAGTTTTAAGGATAGATTCTACCCAAAGCACCGATACTAATAGAATTAGAATTTACATTAATGGGTCACAATTAACATTGTCAGGCTCGTTCCCTGCACAAAATTATGATTATACTAGGTGGTTAGCATCTGGCCGAATTGAGCGCATTGGTTGGAATGGGGCTACTCAAAAATATTTTAATGGTTACTTAGCAGAATTTGCTATGTACGATGGTCAATCTTTAGGGCCAGATAGTTTTGGAGAAACAAATGATAGTGGAATTTGGGTTCCTATTCAAATTCCATCAAGTGGTTTTGGAAATAATGGGTTTCATTTAACTTTTTCTGATTCAAGTGCTTTAGGTGCGGATACGTCAGGCAATAGCAATAATTTTACTGTTAATAATCTTGTTGCAGCAAATCAAGTAGAAGATAGCCCGACTAATGACGCTGATAATGATGTAGGAAATTATGCTGTAATTAATCCAGAAGCGGTTAACATAGGTGGAAATAGCGATGTTACGCTTTCTGAAGGTAATTTAAAGGCTGTATATGTTGGAGATCATGCAGCTGAGTTTTCTATTGCCAGACTTACTAGTGGTAAATGGTACTGGGAGTTAAAGAATACAACAAACGCAGCTGGTTCAACTGGCGTTATCCAAGGCAGTTATTACGGAACTTTAGATAGGTCTGCAAATTTAAACTCTACTGGGATTTATTACTATAATCCATCAAATGGACAAAAAATGAAGGATGGTTCAGGCACATCTTATGGTAGCGCAACTAGCACGAATGATATTCTTCAAGTAGCGTTGGATCTTGACAACAATAAAATTTGGTGGGGGATAAACAATACTTGGCAAGCATCGGGTGATCCAGCCGCAGGGTCAAACGAAGCCTACAGTGACTTGACAGACACGGATTACACTCCAGTGTTAGGTTATGGGGGGGCTTACACATCTATTTTAAATTGTGGTCAATCTGGTCTTGCTTACACACCTCCAGCTGGTTTCAAAACTTTAAACACAGCCAACATGACAGCATTAGCATTTGATCCAGAAGCAAATTTTAAATCTGTCACGTATACTGGAACTGGAAGCGAATTGGCTATTACGTCTTTAGCATTTCAACCAGGTTTTGTCATAATTAAAAATAGGGATGCTGCTGATAATTGGATGATTTACGATGTTGTTAGAGGTGCTACAGTAGAATGGCATCCTAACAGCAATCTCAATGAAGCTGATACGACAACAGCCCAAACTTTAAAAAGTTTTGATTCGGCAGGGTTTACTTTAGGTACGGATGTTGAAGTGAATACTTCATCGGAGAAGTATGTGGCGTTAAATTGGAAAACTGGGACGAGTTCAACAATTTCAAATGCAATGACAAAAACTAGTGACAGTTCCCAAACTAATATTACAAGAGCAGTGGATACGGACACTGGTGTCAGCATAATGAAATACACAGGAACTGGTGCGATATCTACAATTTTACATGGGTTGGGGAAGGTTCCGGGTATGGTTTGGGTGCGGGCCACAAATAAATCTGGTGTTTGCAAAGCATGGCATACTGGATTGTCTAATGCCACCAGATCCTATATCGTGTTTGCCCAGAACCAAGCCGAAACAAATTTCTCAGATGATCGTGTGTGGGGTGCAGGGCATACCTCTACAGCTATAGGGGTCGGCACTCATACATATACGAATAATCTTAATGACACGTATATCGCATATGCTTTCGCGGAAACCCCTATTAGTTCGTTCGGAACTTTTCTCGGAAATAATAATTCCGATGGGCCTTTTGTTTATTTAGGTTTTAAACCAGCCTTACTTATTTTGAAAAAAACAGCGTCTGGCTCTTGGTATATTTGGGACAATGGCAGAATGGTCAATAACCCTGCTGGTGGGGCCGTTTATCCTTTACGCCCTGACGATACGGCAACAGAAAGTGGTGTAGGTTCTGGAGGATTAATAGATTTTTTAGGGAATGGATTTAAAATCAGATCTACATGGGGTGATATCAATGGATCTGGTGTAACTGTTACCTATAGTGCATGGGCTGAAAGCCCTTTTTCTGGAAACAACAGGGCAAGATAGGGCAAGATAATGGCACAGAAAAAATTAATTAATAATAAAGGATTTTAATTATGTCTTCAATTTTTAAAGCTGGAAGTAAAACCATTAACTTAGGCCAAAGTTGGGTTTCTGATGAAGGTATTCAACACCCTAGCACTTGGGGATTGTGGTCAATGGAAGAAAGAAAAGCGGCTGGAATTGAAGAAATTGTTCTACAGCCATTGCCTAATCAAGAATTATATAGTTCATTTCATAATGCAGATGGAAGTGTTAACTCTACGGCAAAAAATTTAGCTGATGTAACATCAGATGGTGTAACAACTTACGGAGTAAAGACAACATTAAAAAATGAAGTGAAGAAACAGCAACGCCAATTGTTGTCAAAAACAGATTGGGCTGTAATTAGAAAAACAGATAAAGGCACAGCCATTTCTTCTAACATTCAAACATGGCGAGATGCAATAAGAACAAAAGCAACAGAGATGGAAACAGCGATTGATAATGCGGCAGATACCGATGCGATAGAAGCCTTGTTTATTAAAACCATAGCAAATAATGATGGAAGTTTTACAAAAACTGGAGTTCTTTATGAATGGCCTGAGTTAGAAGAATGAAACAACCTAAATTATTTGGAGAACAAATATCAAAAGACTTAGCATTATTGGGAAAAGATTTAGCTAAATTTTCTGCCCATCTAAAGACCCATGAATCTGTCTGCCAGGAACGATGGCAGTCAGTAACAGGCAGATTAAAACGTATTGAACTAGTGTTAATGAGTTCGGCTGGAGCTATAATTCTTTTGTTATCTGGAATAATTTGGAAGGGATAAGGATGGACAAGATTTTACGCTGGTGGGAAAACACTTTTGGTGGCCGATCTGAAATTTGGAATATAGACTATGGCAAAATTATTATTATTGGTCTTCTTATTTATCATATGTTTTGGCAAGATTAATTCTTCTCATTCAGAGGAAAAAGTCTTTGCTGGCTGGATTCTGCATATGTTTTTGTCAGGCCAGTTGAAAGAATACACCCCCAGAGGGGGCATGGCTGAGTGCTTAAAGGTAAAACGTAAAATACTGCGCTCTCAAGGTAAAATGCACGTTGGCGCGAGGTGGGAGTGCAAGCAAGGAAAGTTAAAATTAAGGAAATATGATGGTGGAACATCAGGCGAAAAATGGCTTCCAGTTGAACATTTAGGAAAATAAATAATGGCAGATAATATTAGCGTGAGCGACACTTCTGCTATATCGATGCCCATCAGGAATTTAATTTCTATCGTGGCGGCTGTGTCTGTTGGTGTTTGGGGATATTTTGGAGTTGTAGAAAGGTTGAATCGCTTAGAGACTAATGAGCAGTTAGTGCGTAAAGACCTCAAAAATGGACTAGGTGGCTTGAAAGTTGATATTGAAAAAAATAATGAATTTCGGGTACTACATCCTAGAGGCCAGTTAGGGACTAGTGCTTCTGACCAAGAGCAATTTCTTTTAATTGAGGCGTTGGCTAAAGCGCAAGAGAAAATACAAGAACGCATCGAAGCTGGTCTTTCCAATGGTGTAAACATTAAACGCCTTCGAGAAGATGTGAAAATTTTAAGGGGCGATGTTGAAAAGTTAAAAGATAAAGCGCGGGGTATTAATTAATGGTCGATCCCATAACCATCGCGGCTGGGTTTGCTCTAGCAAAAAAGAGTATTGAGGTTTGTAAGTCAGCCTTGGAAACTGCGGAGGATGTCCAAGGGATTGCGGGTCATCTTGACAACTTGTTTGAGCAAAAAGACAAAGTTGAACAGCACGTTGCAGACGCTAAGAATAAACCACAGAGCGCAATGCAAAAAGCGATCGCTGAAAAAACGGATGGTGATAATTCTGATACTTCATTGAGTGCAATTACCGCTGAGGTGCTTGAGCGTAAGAAGCTGGATAGAGCGATTTTGAATTTAAGTATTGCAATTAACAGCAAATTTGGCGAAGGCACGTTTGACCAAATATTGCAACTGCGCGAAGAACGGCTCAAAGAAAAGAAAGCCCAGGAAGAAAAAGCAAAGGCGTATTTAGCAAAGAAAAGAAAAAAAGATAAGATCTTCTGGGATTCCGTTTGGAAAGCGATTTGGCAATTAGCGATTGTACTGTCAGTCGTTGGCATTATTGCGTGGATAATTCTAAAAAACTGTAAGAGTTGCTAAAATGGATGGTTCTGTAGACATAAAACTCCTAGCAACTATTGGTGGCATTGTTGTCTCAATGGCTGGCGCGGCGGCAGTAGCTAAGAGCCAAATAGCTAGATTAACTGAAATGCTGAAAGACGTTGAAAAACGCTTGCGTGAGTCAGATAATCGAGTTGATAAAATAGATAACAGCATTGCAACAAATGAGCAGCGATTAAATGTCATCGCAAAAATGATGGCTCCAGATGTTATGGACAAGACAAGTCGATTGTCTGAGAGGCACACAGTTAAATTAGAATACATTGAAACTGCTATTAAAGAATTAAAATCTAAATGATTGGTATAGCAGTTGTTAGATATTTAGAATTAAAGGGAGTTGATTATGTTAAGCCTTTTAGGTTCTTTGCTAGGATTTGGCACTTCTTTTTTGCCAAAGGTTATGGATTATTTCCAGGACAAAAGCGACAAAAAACACGAACTTGCAGTGATGGAAGTGCAGATCAAACAACAAAAAGAACTGGCAATACAAAAACTGGAAATGGTCAATGTTGAAGCGGATATTCGAGAAGTTGAGGCATTACAGAAATCGATGCAGCCTACAGGGGTTAAATGGGTGGATGGCCTTCGCGGTTCTGTTCGTCCTGTTATCACTTACGCTTTCTTCCTGCTCTTCTGTTTCGTTGAAATCTCCGCGTATCTCGCTCTCACTTCCCAAGGGATATCTGGATTGGATGCGCTCAATGCCGTCTGGGATGAAGACACCAAAGCTCTCTTTGCAGCCGTCATCGCATTCTGGTTCGGAGGTCGGGCTATCAACAGGGCAAAAAAATGAGAATAAATGAGATAGGTTTAAATTTAATAAAAACATTTGAAGGATTCCGTTCTGAGCCGTACTTCTGCTCCGCAATGGTTCCCACCATTGGATTTGGTTCTACTTGGTCCTTTAATGGCAGTCGTGTTACCTTACACCACCCCCCAATTACTAAAGATGAAGCCGAAGAGCTACTTCTTCGAGAAATCCGTAATAGCGAGAAAGCGGTGGATCGTCTTATCAAAGTAGAGCTAAATGAGAATGAACATTCAGCTTTGCAGAGCTTTGTTTACAACTTAGGTTCGGGGCGTTTGCAAAGCAGTACATTAAGAAGGAAAATTAACAGAGGTGATTTTGAGGGGGCAGCTGATGAGTTCCCCAAATGGCGTAGGGCTGGAGGCAAAATCCTCAAAGGGCTAGTGTTGAGGAGAGCGGCTGAGAGGAAATTATTTTTATCGTGAAATATTTTGTAACATTATTTGTTTTATTATTTCCAAGCTATTTATATAGCGAACAACCACGTTTCCAGAAGAAACTGTTGCCTATGTTTTGTATGCCAATTGAAGCGTTCCAACAAGGGCAAGAACAAGTGGGTGAAGAACAGTATGTTTTTGGGGTTTTAAAAAATAATCCGCATTTACTTTTTGAAATTTATAAAAATAAAAATTTAGACAATCCGACTTTTTCAGCAACCCTTCGCCAAGGGCAGGAAATTTGTGTCCTCATTGCTGGCTCAGAAATTTTACCTGTTTGGTGGTTTGAAGAAAAATGCCTTTGAATTTAGAAGAGCATTGTCCGTGGTGCGGGGAGTGGACACGCTATGTGATGGTAAGGTCTCATTACGAATGTCCTCGTTGTCATCGTCCAGTTTTAGATTGTTGTGATGGTGAGCAAAATGTTTCACATGAAACAAATAACGATTAATTTTTTTTATTTAAAATCATGCTATAATTATTAATGTTTTTTAAA